AAGATCTGGAGAAGGTCTTGCAGTTCACGCAGTTGGCACAAGCTGCCGGTCCAGTTGGTCAGGTTGCGCTCAATCAGGATGAGTTGATTGATTATATTGCTGAGAAGATGGGCGTACCACAGAAGATTCTGAATAACAGGCAGGAGCGTCAGCAAATTGTTGCAGAGATGCAGCAACAGATGGCGGCGATGCAACAACAACCAGGAGCAATGCCACAGGAGGCATAAATGGAAGGATGGGACGGCTTGAGAGAGGCCGACACCAGTACGCTTCCGGTCGATCAGAAAGCGCATGATCTGGACACAAACTTTGTGCGCTGTTTTTCGACTGAAGCTGGGCAAGAAGTTCTGGCATACCTGAAGGCGGTCACAGTCGATGTGCCGTCATGGTATCCAGGCGAAGACCCGTCACACGGGTTTGCACGAGAAGGACAGAACTCTATTGTCCGAGAAATCATCAAACGTATCGAGAGAGGACGTAGCTCATGAGCGAAACAGCCGAATCAGAAGTACAGGAGTCGTTACTTTCGGTAACACCTGAACCAGAGCAAGACGCAGAACCGGAAGCCATGCCACACATGGAAGGCGATGTGGAGGAACCCGTTGAGTCGGACTTTGAGTGGGGTGAGCGCCCTGACTTTATGGAAGGACTCGATCAGTTCTGGTCATCAGATGATGGCCCAGACCTGGAAGGTTTAGCCAAGTCATACACTGAGCTGCGTTCCAAGATGTCATCCGGTAAGCACAAAGCACCAAAGGACGGTAACTATGATATGTCGGTGTTGGAAGGTGTACCGGACGACGATCCGTTGTTAACCAGCTTTACTGCGTTCGCAAAGGAAAGCGGTCTGAGCCAGGATCAGTTTGACCAGATCAGCAAGATGTACATGGAAAACATGGGCGAGATGTTTGGTGGCATCGAGGTCGATGTGCAGCGCGAGATGGATAAGCTCGGCAAGAATGCGGACAAAGTGTTACAATCTACGTCGCAGTGGCTTGGAAAGCTACAGTCGTCAGGCGTATTGACATCTGAGGAAACCGAGGCTTTGACGAACGCCGCGCAATCTGCGGACTTTGTCAAAGCTATTAATAAGATACGTGATTCCTACGGGGAAAAATCGATTCCGGCGATTGAGGTGCAGGAGTCTGGCGCAATGAGTAAAGCGGATCTGGACGCTATGGTTGCAGATCCTCGGTATGGCAAGGATATGCATTATACCCAGCAAGTCGAGCGAAAGTTTATGGAGTTCTTTGGCGAGGCTTAATTGAAAGGGGCGCAAGCCCCTTTGTTTTTTCTAAGAATCTGTTATATTCGACCCAACCGACAACTCATGTTCTTGAGCCGGTGACCTGATTACGCGGCCCATCAGGATAACCGTCACAGGTTTTACCCTTAAAATTTGTAATAGAGGATAGAAACAATGGCAGTTTCAATTTCTAATGCCTTTGTTACGCTGTTCGACTCAGAGGTAAAACAGGCGTACCAGGGACAACGTCTCCTGGCTGGTGTTACCCGCGAGCGTAATGGTGTCGAAGGCTCTACAGTCAAGTTCCCTAAGATTGGTAAGGGATCAGCGACTATTCGCGTTCCACAGACTGATGTTACTCCACTCAACGTCACATACTCACAAGTGACTGCGACGATGGAAGACTACATTGCTGCGGAATACTCAGACATTTTCAACCAGCAGAAGGTCAACTTCAACGAGCGCCAAGAGCTTGTACAGGTTGTATCTGGCGCTATCGCACGTCGTATGGACCAGGTGGTTCTCGATGCGTTGACGGCTGCGTCTTCTCCATCAACTGTCTCTAATGACATCGGTGGCACTGACACAGACCTAAACGTAGCGAAGCTCCGCGCCGCTAAGAAAGCACTGGATGCCAAAAACGTACCGGCTGAAGGACGCTGTATTTTGGTTCACGCCAATGGCTTGTCTTCACTTTTGAGTGAGACAGCGGTGACTTCATCTGATTTCAACTCTGTAAAAGCGTTGGTGACAGGTGATGTTGATACCTTCCTTGGCTTCAAGTTCGTCACTTTTGGGGACCGCGATGAAGGCGGTTTGGCAGTTGATGGTTCTAGCGACCGCACAATCTTTGCCTTCCATCGTGACGCAGTTGGCCTTGGCATCGGCATGGGTCAGCAGTCTCGCGTTGATTACATTCCAGAGAAGACTTCCTTCCTGGTTGCGTCAATGTTCTCTGCTGGTGCGGTAGCGATTGACGATGAAGGTATCGTCAAAATCACTTGCCGTGAATCATAAGGAGGATTAGACAATGGCTTATGCAGTAGCAGGACTTCAGCCAATCGGCGGTCAAGCAAAGGCTGGTAATGCGCCTCAGATGTGGTCTTACACCACGGCTGATGCGATTGCCACAGTCAACACGTCTGGTTACTTCAACGACGCAGCCGACCTGTTGAAGGTTGGCGACTTGGTGTACGTGTACGACTCAAACACTCCAACAGCATCGCTTGTTGTTGTGTTGTCAAACACTGGCACAGTTGTTGACGTATCTGACGGTACAGCATTGTCAGTGGCTGACGCTGACTAAACGAATCGGCTCCCCTCCGGGGGAGCCTTTTCTAATGAGGTGACGCATGGCATCAGGTGATACCAAACTCTCAATATGTTCGGACGCTCTGGTAATGCTAGGCGAATCTCCGATCACCACATTTTCTGGGTCGGATGTAGGTACTGTCTGCGACCGGCTTTATGACGATATCAAGGTAATGACGCTGGCAATGTACCCGTGGTCATTCACTATCAATAAGGTGCAGCTCTCTAGGGGTACAGCGCCAATTAACGAATACAAATACGCCTACAATCTTCCGACTGACACGCAACGCATCTCTGGCGTTCGCGCCGTATTCAATTCGACGCAGACCGGAGCGCAACCGTTACAAGGCGGCTGGGAGATTCTCGGTAAAACGCTGATTACAAATCAGGAAACGATTGTCATTGATTACCAGTTTGAGCCGGAGGAGTTTGATCTACCGGCATACTTTATTCAGCTATTGAAGTATATGCTGACCTGGCACATCGCTGAGACGGTGACAGACCAGATCACCAAGGCTGAATACTGGCGTCAGATTGCTGTCGGCACAGTGGCCGAGAATATGCGAGGTGGCTACTTCCGGGTCGCTGCCAACATTGACGGCGGCACAAAGCAGAATGAGGTATTGACTGACTATGCATTGGTCGGAGTACGCGGATGAGCCGGATTGTTACTGTACAAAGTAACTTCACATCCGGTGAGATCGATCCAAAGATAAACGCCAGGATTGATTTACAGCAATATTACAATGCACTAGAGACGGCGCAGAATGTCACGATTCAACCGCAAGGCGGCGTACAAAGACGTGATGGGTCTGAATTTATTTCTGACATTCCTACCCGTCTTTATGAGTCGATTGACCTCATGGAATTTAACGACGCAATTCAGCTAAGTGCTAGCGGAACAGAGTTTGCTGGGGATCAAGGTATTTTTATTAAGCCTGACGGGACTGAGATTTATGCGGTTGAAGCGAACACAGGTGGTGCTGCTGAAAAGCGCACCTATCAGTTCTCTACTAGCACCGCTTGGGACTTTACAGATCTTTCGTATGCTGGAAGAAACTCTGTGTCTCTTGGGTATCGAGGAATAACTTTCAGCAGCGACGGCACTCAAATCTTTCAGGCTGGTGACAATGGCGGTTTTCACCGAATTGCCAAGGCAACATTGTCAACTGCTTGGGATATCACAACAATGGGATCGCCTGGTTACACCACTCCCAGCTATGACTCTCATACAGATTTTAGAGTTTATGATATTGCTTTCAACAGCGATGGCACTAAAGCATTTATTCTGATTAGCGATACAACAAGTGGATCTAGTCCAAGCTCAGTTGAAGGCGATGATGATCTTCTTCTGGTGCAATACAATTTGTCGTCTGCCTATAGTTTTTCTGGCGCGACTCAGAGCCACGAGATCAATGTTGGGGAGCTACAGGATGACAGATACTTTTTTTCTTTTGCCGACTCTGGATCAAAAATTTATGTCGGTGAAAGAGTTTACGTATTAAGCACTGCATACGACTTATCAACTGCTTCTCGCAGTGATGGCTCTAGCGCATTCAGTGATGCTCCTGAAGTTGACTATGCGTTCTATGTTAAAGATGACGAAACATCGTATTACTACATTTCTTTCTCGGCATCTTTTGGCGGCTCTAATACTTTAAATGCTGTCTTGGCCTCAACTACTCCAAAATTTAAAATGGTCCCGTTTGAGTTTTCTGTGGACGACTCTTATATGCTGGTTTTGACGCAGCAGCGTATGTGCATTTTTAAAAGCGGAGCAAAAATTACAAATATTAACGGGTCAGGAAATGATTACCTTGAGATACCGGCTTTATACAATCAGTATGTTGACTCTATCAACTTTACTCAGGCAGCCGACTCTTTAATCTTAGTTCACCCCGATATGCATCCGCAGTTTATTCAACGTGGTGCAGGGGACAGCAACTGGACAGTCACTGACCTAAGTTTTGACTACGTGCCTAAGTATGCGTACACACTAAATATTGACGAGCCTCAATACTCAATTACGCCATCAGATGTTACTGGCAATATCGAGATCGACGCATCGTCTGTAACGACAGATAACGGTACAGCTCAAGCTGGTACATCGACAACAATTACATTGAAAGCAGCAACAAGTTACACGTCAGACGATGAGTGTAATGGGCTGTCTATACATCTAACCGGCGGCACTGGATCGGGCCAGCATCGGCATATCTCTGACTACAATGCGACCACAAAAGTAGCAACAGTCTACCCAGCGTTTACAACAACGCCTGACAACACCACGCAGTATTCCGTCAAAGCATTTGGCAATGACAGCGTTGACGAATACTTTGTCGCTAAAAACGGTTTTGGTCGCGCTCGGATTACTGAGTATGTCACTGACACAAAGGTAAAAGCATTTGTTGAGATCCCTTTCTTTGACACTGACGCACTGACATCTGGCAACTGGGAGCTAGAATACGGTTACGAAGATGTCTGGTCAGACACTCGCGGCTGGCCGCGCTCTTGTGTATTCCAT